GAGGCTGAGTGCCTATGGCCGATGTTCTCTCGCGCGAAGAACGGCGCGGCGGTGATGGACGGGGAGGGCAACATCTTTCAGTTCAAGGCCAAGGACCGCGTTTGGATCGGCTCGCATTGTGTGGTGTCTCCGCTGCGCCTGGCTCGTGCTCTGTGCCCAGACCTGGCGGCAGAGTTCAACCGGATTGCAAAGGAGGAGCAGTCATGAGCGTGGATCGCTTGTCGGAGGTGCGAAATGTGTTCGAGAACATGCTTCGCGGAGGGCATTCTCTCCGTGAGGCCCAGATTTACTGTGAGGGGTTCCTGGCCGGTTCCGAGTGGGAAAAGGTGGTATGGCAACACCCGGTGGTGTCTCAGCATGATGGTTCTAAGGTGATGATGCACATTGGGGAGGCCCAGTCATGACTACGGCGCGTGAGGAAGCAGAACGACGGTATAGGAAGAGTGCGTTTCTTGTGCAGGCGTTCTTTCGTGGCGCCCAGTGGCAGGCCGGGCAGCCGGTGGAGATCACAGACGACATGGTGGAGCGGTTGTCGGCGGAATGGGATCGCCACGAGATGTGGAAATACGGCGACGACGGCCGCATTCATTGCGAGTGTGGAGCCGTTCTCCCGGACAGCGATTATCCGACCGCCGTCTTAGGCGAGCATCAGGCGCGTGCCGCCTTGGAGGCAGCACTCGGGGGTGAAGCATGAGGATCAACGTCGAGAACCGGAAGACCACCAAGAAGTCCCCGAACATCACCTTGAGCAAGTTCGCAAATCCCGATGCGCCTCCCGAGATACACATTGACCTACAAATCGGGGACCTGTACCTATCTGTTCAGGAAGCATCTGACCTTTCCCAACGGATCATGGAGTCGGTCATCCTGGCGAAGGGGGGTGAAGCATGAGCGAGAAGCACGGGATGAGCAATGAGGATGAGTATCGGTCGTTCAGCAGATGGGCGAAGGCACGTGGTCTGCGTTCGGAGGACTTCGACCTGGCATGTGACGCCTACCAGGCCGGCTACGTGCAGAGCACCTCGGATGCGCTGCAAAGGAATGTGAACGAAATCGTAGGAGAGGAACAACCATCATGAGCAGTCTGAACATCTCCCAGTCATTCGACCGGAAACACCCTGCGACGGTCGCGGACATCAAGAAGTTCCTGGATCAGGTCACCACCCAAGGAGTCTCGGAAGACACGCCCGTGAAGGCACAGGTGAACTTCCGGGCTGGCATCATCCAGTTGCGAGTCGGCAAGTGACGTGGCTGACGATCAGGGAGGCGGCACGTAGAGTCGGCCGGGACGTCCGGACGATCAAACGGTGGCACGCCGCAGGAATGCCGATGCGCACCATTGATGGGCATCTCGAGGTCGATGAGGAAACACTGTTGGCCACGTTCCGGGAGCATCTTGCACGATCCCCTGTCCATCAGGAACGGTTGAAATCGGTCAGGGTGCAAGCCCCATGGACGGGATGGGACACGCCGTAACGAAATGCTTGACCAGTCCCATTGTCACCCCCCAAAGTAGACACTGAGCGTGAACCATGGAAAGGCCCCGGACTACTCCACCGGGGCTTTTCCTCGTTAACTCTCAAGCTCGCGTCCTGCACGTGGGATGGCCGGTCAATTCCTCCGGTGCCGGCCATCCCACACACGAGGGGAGAACCAATGCCATCAGCTACGGTTGAAGCCCCCATCACAGGTGTCCCACGTACCCTCAAAGGGGTCCAAAGGATCGCCGCCGCGTTCCTCTACCAAACCCACTGTGCCAAAGCATATGGGGCCGCCCCGTGGGCGGGGGACAAAGCCCGAGTATCCGTCACCGTCGACGGCGACCACCTCGAAGCAATCACTCTCACCCTGGACACCGGACAGGCAGGGTTCGACGACATCTTCAACACCATCATCGAACCCGTCATCGTCGACTACGGTCTCACCGTCAACGAACACACGAAAGTGAACGTCGACCACTTCACCGCCTAGGCGTGCCAGTAGTGGTTGGGGCTGACGCTGTAGTAGATCGTCCGAATGTACAGGGTGATCCAGTCGATGAGGATGAACGCGGTCAGACTGTGCCCGGTCTGCTGCCGCGTGTAGATGGACTCGCGGCGCACGTTCACCTGGGAGGCGGTCATCGGCCCCCTGGACTTGGTCTTCTCTTGTGGGGCCGGCTGCGCTGGGGGAGCGTAGGGCCCCCACTGCTGGCCGTCCCACCAGCGCTGATGGCCTGTTCCGTCGTCGTACCAGCCAGGCGCGGCCTGGCCACCTTGTGTCGTAGTCATACCGGAATCTTAGGCTGGTGGTGAGACATGGCGAATCCGGTGTACGTGAACGCCGCACCTGATCCTCGCCCCGGCTCCCGCGGCTACTTCGTCTGGTACTGGACTGTCAGCGCTGAGGGGCGCTCTAAATGGGTGCACGCCATCCACCCCTGGTACACGTTGCGGAGCCTCCTCGCGAAACACATCCCAGATCTGCCTGCGCAGTACCTCGAAGAGATCACGACCAGATGGTATTTCTACGTGTTCCACCGGTATCCCGCCGAGGTCAAGGGCAAGAATCCTGTGGGGAAGGGCTGAGTCATGGCGCGCAAGAGTGACAAGGTCACAATCCCTCTGGTCCCGGGCGACTTGGAACGCGTGGATGGGATGTGCCCGAACTGCTGGCTTCCCTCGCTGGTCAAGTTTCACGTCTATGGCCTGTTCCTGAACTCGGTGGAAGATATGGGGACGATGGTCTTGTGCACGGACTGCAAGACGATCGTGTACCGGGAGCAGCATCGTGGCTGACCTCGTCTTCTACCACTGGTCCCCGACGTCACGTCGTAAAGGCATCCTCCGATCTGGGCTGGTTCCCGGCAAGCTCTCTGTGGACCGGGCGTGGCGGCCCCCGTACGTGTGCTTCTCAACAGACCCGCACTTGGCCTTCAATCTGTCGATCTACTACCACCACGAGGTGCCGTCATGGGACCTGTGGGAGGTGTTCCCGGAACAGTGCATCAAGGGATACGAAGAGATCCCGTTCGACAACGGTGACGGTCCCGAGGAACGCATCAAGGAGTACCGGGTGTACCAGCGCATCTTCAAACGTGACGTCTGGTACGTGGCCACACGGGCGGTGGAGGTGCCGAGATCATGATCGAGTTGAGCGACACAGATACCGAAGATCTCGCATTGTTCCGGCGCGTATGCGGTGATGCCCGCCTGGATGGGGTGTTCATCCCCAGGAATCTGGTGTCGGTCGACCGGCTGCCATACCGTGCAACCGGACGCTACATGGTTGTCCACTACATCCAGGTTGATGCGCATGGCCACTTCCTCATCGACCAGCAACGGGAAGATTTCGTCACGAAGCGGAAGCGCGTGAAGATCCCCGGCGGGCACCCCTGGCGTGGTCGGATGGCTGGGCGCGCAGCGCGACTTGGAGCCTGCTGATGCCGACAGGCTGGCATGGTTCTAACCGGCGCAAGCGTCTGCCGTCTGGTTGGGACCGCATCCGGCACATCGTGCTCGAGCGTGACCGGTACCGCTGCCAGTGGGTCCGTGAGGACACGTGCCACAAATGCGGGCTACCCGCTAATCAGGTCGATCACCGGATCAACAACGCGTCAGGCGGCTCCGACCGGTACTCGAACTTGCAATCTCTGTGCCCCTACCACCACCAAGTGAAGAGCTCGATGGAGGGGGCGGCGGCCTCGGCGCGGAAGCGTCGGAAGAAACCGGAGTGGCATCCGGGCGTGATCTGACCCCACAGCCGGCATGGCCTTGTGGGCCACCGGCAAGGAGGGGTAGCGATGCGTGGACCCGCACCGAAAAAGAACGCGATACGGCGGAACAAGCAGCCGGACCGGCGAAAACTGGTCGCCACTACACACGCCCAGGGCCCTGAACTCCCGAAGGGTGTCCTGCCTATGGATCGGCACACCGGGAAACGGCAGACGTGGCACCCGATGACGAAGAAGATGTGGCACGACATTCGCCGCTCACCTCAGGCCAACCTCATTCATTCAGCCATCGAGTGGGACTACCTGCTGGACACGGCGCTGATGCACCACATGATGTGGACAACGGGCCGTTTCGACCAGTCGGGTGAAGTCCGGATGCGGTTGGCGAAGTTCGGCATCACACCTGAGGACCAGCTGCGGCTCCGCATCGAAATCGAAGACCCGTCCGGTGCTGAGGAAGGCACCGAGCCGGGCGTGCCCACGAATGTGACGAGCCTGCAGGCTCAGCGGGAGCGCCTGACGAGGCGCGCCTGATGCCCCGCGAAATCGTCAAGTCGGAGAAGCATGATCTGGATCGGTCTCTCGGCTGGGTGGCACTCTGGTTCATCCAGACGTTCCTCCTGCACGGGCCCGGCGACGCCGAGGGTGAGCCGGTCATCCTGAACGACGAGGAAGCCGAGTTCATCGCCTCCTGCTACTGCCTCGACGAGAACGGGCGCCGCCTCTACGACCGGGCGATGCTCTCCCGAGTGAAGGGATGGGCAAAGTCGGAGAAGGGCGGCTTCCTGGGCTGCTTCGAGGCGGTCGGCCCATGCCGCTTCGACGGGTGGGCCCGGGGCGGGGAGACGTTCAAGTTCCTCGGTGAAACGTACACGTACCAGCGTGATGAGCCGATGGGTCACTACCAGCGGTACCCGTTCGTCCGAGTCCTGGCCACCGAAGAGCACCAGACCGGCCAGGTGTACGACACCATCAAGCACAACTTCGACTCCGGCCCCCTCTCGGAACTCAAGTCGGTGGGCATGGATGTCGGGAATACGCGCATCCTCCTCCCGGCCCCTTGGGGCGGGGAGGTTCGGCCGTCGACTGCGGGCGCCGCATCGAAGGATGGCGGCAAGGAGACGTTCGTCGTCGCCGACGAGTCACACCTGTACGTGACCAACGAGCTGCGGCAGATGTTCCGCACCGTCAACCGGAACCTGCCGAAACGTGGCGCCGTCGCAGAGCCGTGGCTCCTTGAGACGACCACGATGTTCCAGCCGGGCGAAGAGTCCATCGCCGAGGTGACGTTCTCGCAGGCGAAGAAGATCCAGGAGGGCAAGACACGTCGCGCCCGCCTGTACTTCGACCACCGTTACGCGACGCTCCCAGAAAAAGAGCTCGCCGACGAGAAGAAGCTGCGCGCCGCCGTCAGGGAGGCGTACGGGGATGCTCTCCAACCGACCGGCTGGGTGTCTGAGGATTCTGTAGTCGACAAGATCTACGATCCGCAGAACCCGCCCCGTGATTCGATGCGCTACTACCTCAACGAGGTGACGGCCGCGTCGAACGCATGGGTGACACCCCAACAGATCGAGGCCATCGAGGCGTTCAAGGATGAGTGCGAGCAGGTGGATTCGTTCCACGACTTGTACCGCACGATCATCGAGCCGGGTGAGCAGATCACCCTCGGGTTCGATGGATCCCTGTACGACGACTCAACAGCTCTGGTCGGCTGCCGCGTATCTGATGGGCTCCTGTTCCCTATCCTGATCGACGAATGCCCGGACGGTCCGGAAGCCCGCTCGTGGATGGTCGACCAGCCGGCATTCGATGCGGCAGTCGACAAAGTGTTCGACGAGTACGACGTGGTCGCATTCTTCGCCGACCCGCCGCACTGGCAGGCGCACATCGACACGTGGGAACACGACCACGGCACTGAGCTCCGCGTGAAGTCGACATCGGACTCTCGCATCTACTTCTGGACGGACCGTGAACGGCCCATGGTGAACGCCTTGGACATCCTGCACACGGCCATCCAGTCGAAGTCGGTCCATGTTCTCGCCGACCCCCAACTGGTCCGTCATCTCCTGAACGCCCGAGTGTGGCATCGCCGCGCCGGCGACGTCATCGGGAAGGAACGGAAGGGGTCGCCGAAGAAGATGGACGCCGCGATCGCCTCGACGTTGGCGTTCGCAGCCAGGGCCCGGTTCCTCCGCGAACAGGACGTGCCAGATGAAGACCAATGGGACATGCCTATCCGCGTCTACTGAGAAGGGGTGAGCGCCAGTGCTTAGACAGGTGAAGGTCCCCGGGTCGGATGACTGGTGGCTGGTGCGTCTCCTCGGCCGTCTCGGTGCTCAGTTCCCGCACTTGAAGTTGCTGCGCGACGAGTACGACGGGGTGCCTGAGGTGATAGTCGGGGACGATGCCACCCAGCAGACTCCGGAGGTCAAGGCGTTCACGGCGTTCCGGAATGCATCTCGCCTGAACATTGCCCGCCTGATCGTGCAGGCGCCGACGTCCCGCATGGTGCCGCTCGGCGCCCGCACTTCGGTGGCGGGGGACGAGGCCAGCGACAAGATCGTGCAGGACATCTTCGACGAAGCTCACATGTACTCGCAGCTGCCGGAGCTGTTCACCGACATGGGCGTTTACGGTTCCGGGTTCCTGCTGGCCGGCGACGACGCACTCGTGCGGTTGAGCCCGTGGAAGGCGATCACGGCGGCTTCTGAGACGCAGCCGTGGGCGGCGAACGCGGGATTGTTCATCTCCAACGACCCGACCACGGACATGACGATCGCGGTCCTGTTCATCCGGGACGACGACGGCCTCATCTATGTGCGGGTTGCTCACTCTGAGGCGAAGGGCATGGTCATCCCCGACGATGGCCGCGTCTACACCCCCGATAAGCGTTGGGCCTGGCAGTCGGAACGCACCCTGATCCCATGGGCGGATGAGATCCCCCTGATCCGGGTCGAAGCACCGGGCGCTGTCGGCCAGTTCGAGCCGCACGTTGCTGCACTAGACCGGATCAACACCCTGCTGTTCAACCGGACCGTGATCATGGTGCTGCAGGCGTTCAAGCAGCGGTATACGCAGGGGAAACTCCCGAAGGTGTATCCGAAGGGGCACCCGCTCGAAGGGCAGACGATCGACTACCGGGACCTGTTCAAACTTGGCCCGGCGGCGCTGATCACGCTCCCCCCGGACATGGAACTGCACCAGCTCGATGGGACAGACACCAACCAGTTCACCAACGCGATTGCCCAGGAACTCAAGAACGTCGCCGCGGTGACTGGGACGCCCCTCTACATGCTGGTCCCTGACGCGGTTCAGGGGTCGGCGACGGGTGCGTCTATCGCACGCGAGACGCTGGTGACGAAGACCTCACAGCTTATCGCCCGGGCCCAGGACGGTATCGCCCGGTCGATCTGGTTGCGCGCCCAGGCGGAGGGTCGTCCGGTGGCCGGGAAGATCCGGGTCGCGTGGGCGCCGGTGGATACCACGTCGATGTCGGAGAAAGCCCAGTCGGCGTCTCTGGCCGGCACGACGCTGCCGCTCAAGACGATCTGGCGTGAGGTGTACCAGTTCACGCCGGAGCAGATGGAGCAGGCGGAACTCGACCTGGATGACCAGCAGTTCTCAGGTGTGACACAGCAGTTCGGCGGGACGGGGGCATCTCTTGGCTCAGACGGACTTGACCAAAGTAGTGAACCGGCAGGCGAGTCTGACAGAGACACTGGTGGAGACGCTGGTGGCAGCCCTGTGGGAGCTGTGGCGGGCGCTGCGGATTGACGACTTCTTCGACGATTCGATCGTCGGCGGTGTCGCCGCCCAGTCGGTGTTGCAGGTTGAGAAGTCGATCCTGACCCAGCAGCGCCGCTCCCAGTCCTATGCGCTGACAATGCTCCGGCAGGTGGGTGCGTCGCCGTCCACACGGCCAGCACGGCCCACGTTCCTGTACCCGCGTTCGCATGTGCTCATGACCGACGTGTATGAGCGGCCTGGGCAGGAGTTCCGGCGGCTCATGGCGGAAACGCATGGTGACTACCGGCGCTCATTCGACGGGGTGCAGGACCGTCTCGGAGCGATCGTCGCCACCGATGTGCAGCAGGCCGCGAACCGGCAGGAACGCGATACGTACGCGGCCTCCAAGACGGTGGTCGGCTACCGGCGGGTGTTGCACCCTGAGCTCACCAAGTCGGGGCCTTGCGGATTGTGTGTGGTCGCAGCCGACCGGTTCTACACGAAGTCGGAACTCCAGCCGATCCACGACCGGTGCGTGTGCACCACGTCGCCCGTGGTCAAAGGCAACGATCCCGGTCTGGACTTGAATCAAGCCGATCTGAAACGCATCTACGCGGCCGCCGGCGGCAACACACGTGACGTCCTCAAGAACATCCGGGTGGAGGTCCGTGAGAACGGCGAAATCGGCCCGATCCTCACCCGGAAAGGGCAGGAGATCAAGACCCAGGGCACCTACGAGGAGCCGACCGCGGAGATGGAAGCGGATCGGCTGCGCCGCCAGTACGCGGCCACGTCCGAATGGGTGGATGCCCTGCAGAAAGCGGTCGACGCCGGCCAGTCACAGTCGGTGCTCATCGGCGACCGCCGCTACCAGGTGTCCCCGAACAGGGACGCCCTCGACTACCAACAGACCCTCTTGGCTGACCTGACCAAGAAGCTGGCGGCTTGAGCCGTCACCTGACAGAGGAGATGGAATGAAGTTCTACAAGTCTCGCCTCCGCTACGGATCACTCCGATTCGCCGCCCCAGAACCTGGTGCTGATGCTGCCGGTGTGGGTGGTGATGGGGGAGAACCCAAGCCCGTCCCGCACCCTCCGACACCACAGCCGTCCCCATCTAGTGAAGGCGACCTGGGGTTCCCTGCAGATACGCCCATCAAGGACATGACCGTGGAGCAGAAGGCGGCCTACTTCAAGCACCATTCCCGTCGTCATGAGGCGGCTGAGGAAGCGCTGCGGCAGGAAAACGAGCGGCTCAAGGAGCAGCTCAATGGTCAACCCTATGCGGGACAGAAGAAGCCGGCGAACGACACCGGCGGGTCGTTGCCCATCCCGGCGGCCGAGGATGCGCTCCTCGAAGCTGAGCAGCGCGGCGCGGACAAGTACTTGCCGAAGCTGGTCGAGCAGACCGCCCGAGCCGAGCTCAAGGGGCAGATCCCGGACCAGCAGATCGGCAAGATCACAGCCTTGATCGACCCCCACCGTGTCCTGACTGAGGACGGCGACGTGGACACCCAGAAGATTTCCGAGGCCTTCGCAGGTCTCGGCATTGCCCGGCAGGGGCACACCGGGCTGGGCCTCGCAGGCCTGGCAGGCAAAGACAGCGCACACGAGCCGACTGCAGGCTCCGTGGACTCGTATCAGAAGCAGTACGCGGAGCAGCTCGCTCCCAAGAAGTGACCTAGGAGGTCATAATGTCGGATTTCGCTCCGCAGACCACCGTCGTCCCCGATTCTGGGGATTACCGGTGGCTGCGCGCCAACTGGGGCCGTGATGTGCAGGTCCCTGCAACCATCGACGTCGCCCTGTTGAAGGATGAGAACGGGGCTTTCCTCGACGGTGTCGTGGACACCAACACGGGCATCATCCCGGCGGGTCTCCCACTGGGCAAGGTGACGGAAACCGGGAAATACGGCCCGTACGACGCCACCGCAACTGATGGGCGTGACGTGCTCGCCGGGTTCCTGTCGGCGCCCGAGCAGCTGCAGGGCACCACGTTCGCCGGTGTCACGTCGACCGAGCTCGAGGTGGGCCTGCTGGTCGTCGGCCTGATCGACCCCACCTACGTCCCCACCACCCCGACCCTGGACGGGTCCACGAAGCGCGCCGGCAACACGGTGCTCCTGTTCTGGGGCATCGACTACACGGAGGGCGGTGACGGCTCATACACACTGCCCGCCGCCACCAGCTCGGCTCTCGGCGGCGTGAAGCAGGGGGCCGCAGTCACCAAGGCTGCAACCGACGGTGATGCCTCTGCGGCGATCACTGCCGTCAATTCGCTCATCGACAGCCTCAAGGCTGCCGGGACTATCGCCTGAGGAGGGCTGAACGATGACTTTCCCTCTGCACACTGAGATCCGCACCCCCGCACAGCTGACCGCTGCTGCACGTGCGGCCTACGATGCGTTCGACGCGTTGCTGCCCCTGGCTAGCATCCTGCCGACCACTCTCGTCGCCTCGGACCAGTACGAGTTCGTGAACGAGGACAAGCAGGACGTCGACGAGGTCGGATTCCTGGCGTTCGACACCACGACTCCCTACGGCCGTACGCACGGCACTTCTGCGAAGATCGGCTACTTGCCGCCTCTCGGGAAGAGCCAGCTCATCACGGAGAAGGACGTGCGCAACGGCGGCGACCTCGGCACCGTGTTCGAGCAGCGCGCCATCCAGACCGCCGAAGAAGCCGTGGTCCGACTCGAGAAGGCCCGCGCCGTGGCACTCGAGAACGGGGCTCTCAAGATTCAGGACAACAACCTGAACTTCACCATCCCCTTCGGACGGTCGGGAGACCACACCGTCACCGCCGCCCCCCTGTGGACTGCAGCTAACTCTGATCCGGTCGCTGACCTGATCACCTGGCAGGGTGTCGATGGAGTGCAGGACGCGGACACGCTTCTCATCTCGAAGACGGTCCTCACAGCCCTCGCCACCAACGCGAAGGTGATCGCCGCCTACGAGGGGCGGGGAGACAACCTGCCGTCGCGCATCTCGTTCACCCAGGTGCAGTCGGTGTTCGCCGGCTACGGCATCAACCTGGTCGAGATCACCTCGATCTACAGCAACCTCGTACTTGGGGGACAGCGGATCAACTTCCCGTCGCCCTTCTCAGCGAACAAGGTGCTGCTGGTTCGAAGCTCGGGTGTCGGACAGACGCAGCTCGGCCTCGCCACCGAGATCAACGAGCCTTCCTATGGACTCACCGGTTCCGGCCCGGGCCTGGTGAGCGCCGCCTTCGTGCGGAACAACCCGGTCGGTTTCGACGTGATGGTTCGCGGCCTGGGCCTCCCGGTCCTCACCGCCCCGAACCACTCGCTCGTCGCCACCGTCGCTTGACCAAGGCATCCATGAGGGGGCTGGTCTGACAGGGCTGGCCCCCTCTCACATTGGTGGAAGGGAGCGGACAGTGAAACTCACGAGCCAGGATGTCGTCGCCTACGACCTGCAAGATCTCACCACCCACTTCACGGACGATCAGATTCAGGTGCAGGTGGACGCGGCACTCGCCCTCATCGACGACACGTACCCCGGCGCTGCGAACCGTCTCTCGTCGGGGGCCATCTCGAAGACCACGTATACGCGCATTGTCTCCGACATGGTGCTGCGCGTACTCCGCCGAGCCTATTCGGGTGGTCACAAGACAGAATCGGACGGTTCCTACTCGTATGGTGACGATTCACTCGCATCATCCACGGACCTGTGGATCCCAGATAAGGATGCGGCGCTTCTCACCGGGGACGATGACGGATTGCCAGGGACGGTCTTTACCGGCCCGCAGCGGGGGTGGGGACTGTGAGCCTCATTGACCAAACCAACGCGACTGCCGTGATCCAGAACCGCACGGTGACGGCCGGCGCCCACGGCGACGTGTTCACGCCTTCCGGTGATCCGATCGAACTGCCAGTCCGCCTGATCAACGTGTCTTCGACCGAAACCACCGACACAGGGGTCTTGGTCACCACGTTGAAGCGGCTCCTGGTCCGCGACTGGCCAGGCGACGTGTACTCGCAGATCACGATCGACAGGAACGTGTACGAGCCTTCCGGTGATCCTCGCCCCTACAACAACTCACTGGCGACCTCACATTGGGAAATCGACTTGAAGCTGGTGCGCCGTGGCTGACGTGTACTGGGATGTCGGGACCCGCCGCAAACTCGCAGCGATGGCTGGCGATTCGGCCGCATTCCGGGGCATGGTTGGCAAGGTCGCAATGCGCGCTCGGGCTAAAGCCGCACCTCATGGTGGCCTGAGTGCGTTCATCGTTACGGAGAAACGTCCCTCTGAGGACTACGGCCGTTACGACTGGTTCGTCATGGACACGCACCCGAACGCCCGTGGTATCGAGTTCGGTCACGCCTTCAACTTCTACCAGCCCGGGCCCGTGCCCGACCCAGGGAAGCTCGCACGTAAGTGGATCCGGGGCATCCACGTGATGCGCAACACGGCGAGGAGCTTCCATTGACCCTCCACGCCCAGCCCCAACTCCCAGACACCGAAACCTACGTCTTCAACCAGCTCAGCCGGATCCCGAACGTGTACGTCGGCGCCGAGAACAACCCCGACATCACCATTCCCGCCATCATCTACTCGGTCGATCCGACAGGACAGACCGGCAACAGTCCCCGGCTCTGGCTGATCACCGTCACGGTAAACGTCGTCGACGACGACCCCGGAAACGCGTGGGCCCTCACCAAAACCGTCTACGACACGATCCACTCCTGGGCGAACACGATCGCCACCGACCTGGGGCATATCGCCGCAGTGAACGACACCACGCCTCCGAGTAGCGGGTCGGACCAGAACACCGACAGCTCCAAGGCGGCAACCCAGTATTCAGCAATCTACGAACTCCTCGTCGACGTTCGCACTAACTAAGGAGAATCATGCCTCTCGGCATCAACGACGCTTCACTCGTCATCCCGGGGCGCGGCACCCTGTTCGTCGCCCCCAAGAACACGCCGCTCGGCGCTGGTGGGATCGCCGCGTTCGCCGACATCAACCAGGAATCCGTGGAAGCTGGCGATGCGACGTTCCTGAACTTCGGGCACACCAGTTCAGAAAACCTGTTCTCCCTCACCCCAGATGGTGGGGACGCAACCTCACTGCGCACATGGCTGCGCGAAAACATGAAGACCATCTACGACGACATGTCCTGGGCCCTGGCCGGGAAGTCGGTGCAGTTCGACGCCGCCACCCTGCAGTGGATCTTCAACGGGTGGTCAGACTCCAACGGCAAAGGCACCGTCGTAGGGGCGGCGAAGAAGGCCACCGAGGCTGCCCTCGTCCTGATCGCCAACGCGGGAGATGGCGCACTCGGCTTCTACCTGCCGAACGTTTCGATCGCGTTCGATGATGACGGGTGGGCCCCAGACCTGCAGCAGTTCGCGGAGATGGGCTTCATCGGCACCCTGCAAGCCGCCGCATCTACCGCGCTGCCAACTTCCCCTGACGGCCGCTCTGGGCTGTTCGCCATCTACGGGCCGGAGGATTTTAGCGCCCCCACGGTCACGTCAGTCACCATCACCACTGCGGATGGTGCCTCTTCTGGACGTCCGTCCAGTGTGGCTGTTGGTGCGTCTGTGCAGGTCGCCGCGGAGATCACGTTCTCGGATGGCACGAAGGCGTCGAAGCTCACCGATGACTCTCGGCTCACCTGGGCGTCGTCGGATGAGACGAAGGCGACTATCGCTGATGGGACGATCACCGGTGTTGCTGTCGGCTCGGCGGACATCACCGTGGCCGCGGGCGGTAAGACCTCTACGGCCCTGTCCATCGAAGTCACCTCCGCCTAACTAAGACCGGGCCGGCGGTGTCATCTGGTCGCCGTCGGCCCAACTCAACCCGTAACCCGTGTTCCTTGAAAGGACCGTCATGGCCACCACCAGCAAGAAAACGACTGCACCGAAGACCCCCAGTAAGACCCTCGAACGTCAGCAGAAGATTCTAGAAGAGAACAGGCTCCTTAAAGGCCTGCCAGATCTTCCCCCGAAACTGGTCGGTCAGAAACGCATCATCGTCATGGGTGCTATCTCCGGTATGGAGACGTTCACCACCGACCAGTCCAAGCACACCATTCTCATGTCCATGTCCAGGTTCCTCGACGATGTGTCTGGCCTGTTCGATGACCCTGCCGGCTTCCAGAAGTGGCTCGACGACATGTCCGTAGAGGACTCTCTCAAAGCACCTCTGGCGCTCGCGGAGCGGCTGCAACGGATGCTGGGGGAATCAACGCCGTCAGCAGTCTGACCGACCAGTACGGTCCTCAGCTGACGGCTGACTTTCGGCAGTTCTACAACCTGCGGTTCACCGGCTACTGGGATGGCCTGCTGAGTGGTGAAGAACTCTTCGATCTGATCGAAGGCTTGTTCACTGAACCATACTCACGGTTCCGGAACTCTTACTGGGACAAGCACCCACCTCAGTCGCCCCAAACAGTATCTGCCGCACCTCCTTGGATCGGCTGGATGCCGGCCCTCAGCATGTTCGTCCCGTGGGCGAACTTCGTAATGGTGCGACTCAGCGGGAAGAAACTCAAGTCGAGCCAACTTCTCAAGACCCCTATGGACCGGCATCAGATCGAAGTTACGCACACGGCGGCCGAGTTCATGTCACTTCTGAGACGACGAGGAATTCCTTTCCACAACGGTGATTGAGGAGGTGTCATGGCAGCGATCGTTGGCAGTGTCGGTGTCCGCGTCAAGCCAGACCTCTCCGGGTTCAAGAAGCAGTTGCAGGCTGAGCTCGATGCGATCGAGAAGCAGGTTAGCATCAACATTGATGTTGACGCGGACATCACCAACGCGCAGGCGCACGTCGACGAGTTCGTCGAAAAGAACGATCGCAAGTCGATCAACGTCGACGTGGACGCGGACACGGCAGGGGCACAAACCCATCTGGCTGCACTCGACAAGCAGGTCAATAGCACGACCAACAATCTGGACAACGGGTCTGGTTTGCTCGTAAATTACGGGCGGCGTATTGCCATCCTGACCGGTCTCGTCGCTGCGATCATTCCTCAGACAGCGGCGTTGGCACAATCTCTGGCAGCTGTGGCCGTGGCGGCGGGTGCTATCGCCCCTGCCGGCGTTATGGCGCTGGCGGCCACCGTTGGTGTGACCGTTGCGGCTTGGCGTGGGTTGGGGTCTTCTGCTGCTCCTGCGGCGAAGCAGGTGAACAAGGCTCTCGATTCGATGAAGGCCGAGTTCCAGGGTTTCCATACGGAATTGCAGCAGGACTACTTCTCCCAGTTCTCTGATCGGTTCACGGCAATGGTGAAGCGACTCATAAAACAGGCGAGGGATGGTTTCGGCGAGATTGCCAAGTCCGCCGGAAAGAACCTCGATGGTGCCCTGGCCGGGCTCGACGCGGGCTTCGGCAGCAACGGGCTGTCGATCATGTTGGGTAACGTGTCGAAGGCTCTGGCGGCCCTGACCCCTGGCATTCAGGCCATAGTGGCTGGGTTCACACACCTGGCTGTGGCCGGTTCTGCATTTCTGCTGCCCATGGCGGCAGGACTGTCCGAGCTCGGAGTGCGTTTCGGTGCGTGGATGAACCAGATCAGCACAGCAGATTTGGCGGGCGTGTTCAGTCGCGCGTCGGCCGCCCTGCAAGTGTTCGGCCAGATCTTGCAGGCATCGTTGTCGATCATCAATTCGGTGTTCTCCGCGTTTGCTCAGACGGGGACTGGTTTGCAGCCGTTGGTCACCTTGTTGGATTCGTTGGCTCAGACGTTTGCGACCACGATGATGCCGATCCTGGTCTCGTTCGGGAACGCGATGAACTCGGTGTTCACCAACCTTGGACCCATCTTCGGCGCCCTCATGTCCACGCTGAGCCCCGTCTTGCAGGCCTTGTTCGATGGGATCACCCAGATCAACAACATGCTGGGCACCCAGTTGACGAGTGCTCTCAACAGTGCGGCTCCTGGGTTTCAGGTTCTCGGTGACGCTATCGCTGCCGTGACCCCGCAGATCTCGGCCCTCCTCGGGTCTGCGTTGCAGCAGGCGGGTCCTGTTCTCGGAGAACTCGCCAGTATGGCTGCCCAATTGTTGCCGCCATTCATGCAGCTGATCAGCGCCATTCTGCCGCCCCTCATGTCCGCGCTGCAGGGGGTAATGCCCCTGATCCAGGCGATTGTATCTGCAGTTGCCCAGGTGGGCAGCGCTCTTGCACCGGTCATCGGCGACGTACTGGGTGGACTGGCTCCGATCATCTCCCAGATAGCGTCACAACTGGCTCCTCTGTTTTCGCTACTTGGGCAGATGGTGTCGGGGGTTCTCACGCAGTTGGCCCCGACCATCGGGGAGATTTTCGAGGCTATCTCGCCCATATTCGGCATCCTGCAGCCACTGATCAAAGCGATCATGCAGATCTTGCAGGCTGTCATGCCCATCGTGTCAGTCCTGATCTCTGCTCTGGGACCGATCCTGCAATCTCTCAGCCCGCTGATCAGCAGCCTCGTACAGGCCATGACTCCTATCATCTCCGGGCTGGCCGGGATTGTGTCTGCTCTCATGCCGATCATCAATATGCTCGCATCCGTTTTGGTGCCGGTCATCCAGTCCCTGGTGCCTGTGATCACAACCGTGCTCGGCGTGATCTCGTCAGTCGTCGGATCTGTCCTGGGAGTCATAGAAGGAATCATCCAGACAGTCCTCTCAGCAATCTCCGGCAACTGGTCTGGCGTATGGAACGGCATCCAGCAGATTTTCTCGTCTATCTGGGCTGGGATCTCTGGGATAGCAACATCAGTCATGGGTTTCATCAGCAACACCATCGGGGGCGCACTCGGAACGATCTCGAGCGTGTGGAACTCCATGTGGAACGGGATCTCATCGTTCTTCTCCGGCATCATGAACGGCATCGTCGGTGCAGTATCTGGTGGCATTAACGGGGTGGTTTCCTGGTTCAAGGGACTCGGCGGAAGCATCTTGAACGCTCTGGGCAATATTGGGAGCATCCTGGTAAACGCCGGAGAATCGATTATCAACGGGTTCCTGGACGGATTGAAGAAAGCCTGGAAGGGTGTCACCGATTTCGTTGGTGGGATCGCTGGATGGATCCAAGACCACAAGGGACCTATCTCTTACGATGCCAAGCTCCTAATTCCCGCCGGTAAGGCGATTATGGGCGGGTTTGGGGACAGCCTTGAACACGAGTTCGGAGCATCCGTGGTGCCATTCGTCACAGGGATCGGCTCGAACTTGCAACGTCTTGTCGACGCGAACATGACCGGCAGCCTGAACGGCGAAGCGTCTGGGCTGAGTGGCACGCAGGTGAATATCAAGCAGGCTATCTACCCGACAGAAACCGACCCGTACGTGCTCGGTGACCGTCTCGGTATCGCCACGGCACAATCGGTCGCGAATCTAGGACTTGGGGCCCAATATGTCTAGGCCGAAACTCTGGCTCGACGACTTCGCATTCGATGTGGAGATCGACTCCGCCTGGAATCTGCGAGCCGTGAGCAAATGGTATGACACCCCGGACGAGAAGTTCACGGCAACAGCCAGGGTGCAAGGGGATGGTGATTATGAGCCACGCGACAGTGATGTGCTGTACGCGGCCCGTACCATCTCCTTCACCCTGGTGTCACTGAACGAGACCCGTGAGGATGCGACGAAGGCGATGACTCGTCTCGGACTGCTGCACCACAAGCAGATCGTTGTGCGCCTCGTTGACGGGGCATACGACACGTTCAGCTACGGCACAGTCACGTTCTCGTTCCCAGACACCTACTACAACAACTTCGAGTTCACCGCGACAGTGGTGTGCCGAAACCCTACTCGCTGGTCTACTTCGTCGAAGACGTGCCAGTTGACCTCGAATGCCGGCACGGGTGGGTTCGAGTATGTGGTGCAGTACCCGGTTAAATACCGGGAACCGGCATCAGCCCAGAACGTTGCCGTCCTCGCCAACGACGGCAGCACCACCGCCTACCCGGTCGTCACGGTAGAGGGGGATATGCCTGACGGGTTCACGCTGCTCCTTGATAGCAACGAGGTGACCTACACGGGTGGTGTGTACCTCGGCTCCCCAGTGACTATCGACTACCTCACCGAGACGGCCACACAGGGAGGGGCGCCACGCTCAAACCTGCTCCTGTCACGGCAGTTCACCGGCGTTCCTAAGGAGAGCACCTCGAGTCTCATGTTCACACCCAGGTCAGCCACGAACACTGCATGGGCAAACGTCGAGCTACACGACACGTACCTGTAAGGAGAAAACATGACTACTGGCCTGGGTATCAATGCAATGCCCAACCCGGATGACGCCGGGGAATCTCTTGGAAGACTGCCCCGTGATGAGCGCCGTGTGATCGCAGCACAGTTCCCGAACACGGGCGTTCTCAACACGCCCACCATCGCTACGTCAGCGTCAGCCTTGACATACACGGTGGGGTCGAATGTGGTGGTCGCATCTCGTGGAGTCTCTGATGGTTCCACCATTTTCCCCGTCGATGAGGCAACCGTAACAATTGCTGCTACGGCGGGTAACCCCCGTATTGACGTGATCTATGCCTACCAGCATGACTACGAACAGGGCGATGCGGACAACAAGTCCGGGTATGGGGTTGTGCAGGGCACTGCGTCGGCCTCTCCTACAGAGCCGGACGTCCCAGCGAACACACAACGTGTTGCAGCTATGCGGCTCCCCGCAAATGCTTCCACCACAACGGGGGCAACACAGGTCAACGGTGTCATCTTTGCTATCCCTTATAGTGGTGGTCTCGGTGTACTCAAGGAAGTGCGCGACACCGCCACCGACTTCGGCGGCGACATCACAGTGGGGAGCATCTCGTTCTACCTGCCCACGGACCGACAGGTGCGGTTCGAGATGGTCACCACAGCCGTCGCAGTACTTGCTAATGTCGGCACCCCGCTGTCGTCCGGATCGCTCTACCAGCGCCTGTCCATTGACGGCGTGGTCGTACGCGAATTGGAGCGTGGTTTGACTGGCACTGCGAACACTGAGTTGTACGCGGAGCTATTCACCCTCAGTGCAGGCCAACACACTGCTTCGATGCGCCTCTTGGATGGTACGACCGGCTGGAAACGGTACTACGGCCCGGGCACGGCGGGGAGACCGGGGCAATTACTTCGCGCCATCGACGAGGGTGTAGCACGGTGACTCAAGGATGGGGGTTCTCCGTATTCGATACCCTGTCTGGGCAAATACTGCACAACCTCCCTCCCGTGCAGTTCACCTGGTCTAATCAGATAGGTGATGCCAGCATCAAGGGTGCCATCGACAAGAACTCTATCCAGAAGCAGTCTCTCGTATGGCCGTGGGAGGCGCTGCCACAAATCGAGCAAGACATGCTGAACGATCTGCTCATGCCTGATAAGCACGGGATTTTCATCACCTTCGATGACCATCCCTGGCTCTGGGGCACCATCGGAGACCGAGAAGACACATTTACTGATACGTCCTTCCCTGTGAACGGAACATCCACGTTCTTCTCCGGGTATAAACTCGTCAACTCGTTCAACAACTGGTCGGCCACGGCAGTTAAGTGGTCACAGTCCGGAGTGTCTCTAGGTACTATCGCCAAACGTATGGTTCAAACCGTGCTGGAGAAGCCTGGGGCGAACATTCCAATGACCTTCGATGATGACGAAATTACGGCGAACATTCCCGGACATGACGCTTCTTATCATGAACGGAACTTCGCCCCATATGATATAGCGAATCTGACAGTATCTGACCTGTTGAAGAACATCTCGAACGTTGATGGTGGCCCCGACATCGACTTCCGTCCTTACGTGGAAGATGGGCGGGTGATGTTGCACATGTACTTCGGTACGGAAGCCAACCCATACATCCGACAAACTTCTGACATTGTGTTCCCTATCAGTGCACATGCTGCAGCGGTCTCCGGGTTCAAACAGACTGTGTCTGCCAGTTATCGCGCAGATCGGGTCTACGCGACCGGGTCTGGGCAAGACGAGGGGACACTCACCGCCACTGCGGAAGACCTCAGCGCGGTTCAAGCAGGGTACCCTTTGAAAGAGGCCTCTGTGTCTTCCACATCGGTGACTGAGCAGGAGACTTTGAACGAGACTGCAGAGGCCGCGTTGTCCCCGTGGCCTCTCGCCCAATGGGAGATCACAGTCCGGGCAGATTATGCCCCTCATCCGCTTGGAACATATTTCCCTGGTGATGAGGCGATCTTCCCCATCCGCGGCTTTCCGACCATCCCGGACGGTGATTACAAGGCGCGGATCGTAGCTATGTCTGGCAACGAGGGTAGGGATGTGACGTTGAAGCTTTCAGCGGGCACCGCCCTCTATTAGAAGGGAAGATCATGGTTCGTTACGTCGACCTCACGCCGTCACTCGGTAGCGTGATTGCCGCCCTGGCTAAGCAGGGTGTAGCTGCACAGACGAAACCTTCTGGCACGATTGTTACCCAGAATGAGGATGGTACGAAGACTATTCTGGGCCCGGCTGCGGGTGCTGCTGGTGTGGCTCAGTGGGTGGGCGACACGACTCCGCCGCCGATCCCTGCTGGGATGAGCTTCTCGACGTCGAATGGGCAGATTCTTGCCGCGTGGGATGGGACGCTGCATGGGGACATCCCGGAGGACATGGGCGGTATCGAGGTCCTGGCGCAGGGGCAGCCTGTTGGTCGGCTGACCGCGGCAGGGTCTCTACTCGTGGCCGGATTCCCTGCTGGCACTGCGGTAGCAATGTCAGCCCGGTCGTACGATCGGGCGCGTGCGCAGGATGGGACGCCGGCCCCGAACTTCTCGGAGCCCTCCACGGCGGTGCAGGTGACCGTCGCGGAGATCGTGGATGGGTCGGCTGCGATCGTTGAGACGGTGACGGAGTATGCGACGACGACGGACCCGGCGACCGCGCCGACGGCGGGCTGGTCGCA